GTGCCGGGCGGGTGGGCGAACTGGCCGCGCACCAGCGGCCAGGACGACTTCGCGGTGGACGTCCACGGGGCGACCTCACCGACCTCGGCGAGCAGCGCGTAGTCGGCGCGCATCGCCCGCGTGAAGTACGCCAGCCCTCCCACCACGGCGGTGTTGTTGGCGCTGACCGACCAGGGGCCGACACCGCCGAGCTGCGACCATGAGGCGTCGTCGACCTTCGTGGCGTCGCCTGCCTCCCACTGGCCCTCGCCGGAGATCTGCGCCGAGGCGAGCCCGCCCACCACCTCAGTCCACCCCTGCGAGCCGTAGTTCGTGGTCGGCTTGGCCGCCACCTCGCTGGTCAGCTCCAGCTTGTTGGAGTGGCTGCTCAGGTCCAGGCCGACGGCGAAACAGCGGACATCGGTCAGGACGGTCTTAGGCATCGCCGTCCTCCTTCCTGCTCTTCCGGCGGCGCGCGGCCGGCGGGGCGTCGGCGACTTCCTCGGCCACCTCGGAGGCGACCAGGTGCGCGGCCACGGTGGTGGGCAGGTCGTCGACGACGTCGCCCACGGCCGGCCACGGTCGGCCGTGCAGGAGCGCGCCCTCGGGCTGGCTCACCAGGATGCGGATCCTCATCTCAGGTACTCCCGTCTCCGATGACCTTGATGACCAGCTCGGCGCCGATGTAGGTGGAGCCCGCGTGCTCGAACCAGCGGTATCCCTGCACGCGCTGCAGGTGCAGGTCGTCGGCGAGGCCGCCCAGGGCCATCTCGCCGGGCGCGCCGCGCGCCTGCTCGATCGCAGCTTTCAGCGACGCCGGACCGGCCCCGGACAGCAGGGCGTCGATGATGCGCTGGCTGGACCGGTCATCGGCGCGCCCGGCCAGCACACGGCAGGTGAAGATGAGTTCGTCCAGGCGGCGGGCCATCGCCTTGTCGAAGTTCACCTCGACCTCGCCGACGAAGAAGCACGGCGTGACGACCGAGTCCGGGACGTAGCCGGTGCAGCGCAGCTTGCCGACGCCAGCCGGCAGGACGACGACGGCGGCCGCGGCCGCGATCGCGTCACGCACAGCGGAGATCTGCACCTGTGCCTCCTATCCGAAGCCGGGAAGGACGAAGTGCTCGATCAGCGCCCACACGTCCGGGTCACGGCGGGACAGCCGCACGACGCCCCACTCGGCGGAGCCGGTCACGCCCTCAGGGGAGTCCTTGCGCTTGAACAGGCGAGACGCCTGAAGAAGGGCGGCCTGCTCGATCTCCTCGGGCACCACAGGCCACCCCCACTGGGCAGTGACCCGGACCCGTGTCGTGCCGGAGCCCCAGCTTGATGACGGGCTCAGCAGGGAGGTGATGGCCCGCCCGCGCGCGAGGGCGTTGTCCGGGCCGGTCTCATAGTCGGTGAAGGTGGTGAACGAGCCGCCCGCACCCGTCTCCACCAGCGTCGGCGTTGCGCCCGCGTCGTCGATGAGGAGCCGGGCCCCGAACACGTCGAACACCACCTTGCCCGCGGGGTTGTAGGTCCGGGCGCTGGCCGCGGCGTCCAGGTAGAAGCGGCGGCCAGTGGCCCGGTCGATGCTGCGCGAAGCGGCAGTGAGCGCCTTGGTCAGCAGGTTGTCCCGGCTGGTGTCGTCCGTCTCGATGGCCAGCATCTCTTTGAGAACGGACAGCTCGGCGTACTCGTTGGCCACGGCCTACTCCTGGGGTGTCGCGCCCTTGGCGGGACGCCCGCGGCGCCGGGACGGGGGCTTGGCCGCAGGCGGGACGGACACCTCGGCCGGCGGGGCCGTCGCCGCCTCCACGGGCGCGTCCTCGTCGGCCTGCTCGGCGATGCCGGAGGAGACCAACTGCTCTGCCTCTGCGGTCGGCAGGTCCGTTACCTCACCGCGCTGCGGCCACTTCTCACCGTTGCGGGTGCCGGACAGGCCGACCAGCATGCGAACCTTCACGATCAGCTCCTCTCAGTCCAGGGGCGGGCACCGTGCCGCGCCCGCCCCTGGCTCCGGATCATCAGGCGGCCGCGCCGCCGGTGAACGTCTTCACCGCGCCGGTCAGGTCGACCAGGGCCGCGTCAGCGCGCATCAGGGCCCGGAAGGTGACGAGGTCCGCGTTGAACGCGAACTCGTCCGACCGCTCGAAGCGGATACCGCCCGCCATGCGGATGAAGTACTGCGAGATGTCACCGAAGATCACGGACTCGGCGGCGACGCCGATGTCCGCGACGTTCGGGTCCGTGAGCACGGGCTTGCCCAGGATGGTGTCCGGGGTCCCCGCCACCACCGACGGCTGCCAGATGTACTGGCCCTCCGTGGTCTTGATCTTCCGGATCACGCCAGCCGTACCGTCGTTCATGATCCAGCGGCAGGAGCTGGACATCCGGTACGGCGAGATGACCGAGTGGAACAGGTCGATCAGCAGGTCCGCGCCCTGGCCCACCGTCGACTGGGAACCGAACCCGCCGGATACTGCGGCCGGGCCGGTCACACCGGCGGAGGCGTCGGTGACGATACCGCGCGGCTTGCCCGATCCGTCGCCGGTGATGGCGTGCGCGCCGAAGGCGTTGCCCAGCGCGCGGCCGGCCTGCATGGACAGGTAGCCCTCCAGGTCGACGCCCGCGTCCGTGAGGAGTTCGCGCGACACCTGGATGACGGTGCCGTACTTGTAGGCGCCGAGCGAGACCTGCCCGAACGCCGGGTCGGACTCGGCGATCGGGCCCGCCTCGGTGACGATCGCCGCGCTGGAGTGCGCGGTGGTCTTCGGCACCTGCAGCGTCTCACCGCTGGCGGTGTTCAGGACGGTCGCGCCGGCCTGCATGATGGCGCTCGTCTCGATGAGGTGCGCCACCAGCTGGCCGTAGAAGTCGGTCGGCACGGCCGCCCCGCCCGCACCGGCGGTCAGCTTCGACAGGTCACGGAAGGACACCGGCCCCGCCGGGACGACGTCGAACGTGCGGCCGCCCTCACCGCGCAGGAACTTCCGCAGCTCCTCGCTGTTGGCCGGGGCGTCCGGGCCGCCCTTGCCGCGGGGCTCGCCGCGCAGCTTGGACATGGCGTCCTCGGCGTCCTTCGCGCGCTGCTCACCGTCGATGACGGCCTTGATGCGCTTGTCCAGCGCGTCCAGTTCGGCGTTCAGGGACTGCCAGGAGGACTCCTCCTCGCCGGAGAACGTGCGGTTCTCCTCGGCCGCCGTGTCGGCGAGCGCCTTGGCCTGCTCCCAGACGCGCAGCCGGCGCTCCTGCAGGGACTTCACAACCTCGGACATGGTCCGATCTCCTCACTGTGAATCAGGGGTGGGGTCCGAGGTGGCTGTCGGCCTGCCTCGACATGCGAAAGGCCCGCGCGGGCGGGCCGTCGTGCTACTCGGTGGGGTGGCTGTCGGCCTGCCCCGGGTGGGTCAGAGGTGCGGTGACTCGCGTCGGGCCAGTAGCGCCATCCGCGCGGCCGCGCCCAGCGTCTGCGGCTTGGCCGGGCCGGGCCCGTCGCTGCGGCGGAACAGCTTGCGCAGCTCGTCCTGCCGGGCGAGGGACCGGACCTCTTCGAGGTCGGCCCCGACATGCGCGGCCAGGGACCGCAGGCCCGCGCTGGAGTCGGGGTAGGCGGGGATGTTGACCGGGGCGACGTCGACCAGCTGCGCGCGCAGCAGCGTGCGCATGGGGAACCCCTGGTCGGTCATCCCCCAGTCGTCCTCCACCGTGCGGAACGCGAACGACGACTTGCGCACGTCGCCCCGTGCGACCAGTTCCAGGATGTCGGCGCGGGCCTGCGGCGGGTCGACGTCGTACAGCAGGCCCTGGTCGTCGATGGACAGGCGCAGCGTTCCGCCCGCCACCGTGCCGAGCAGCATGTTGTCGTCGTGGTTGTAGCGGGCGATGACGTCCGGCCAGCCGTCCCCGCGGGACTTGTTGAACGCGCGCGGGTCGACGACCTCGACGAAGCCGCCGAGGTTGGACGACTCGCGGTTGAACACGGCCGCGTATCCGCTGATGGTCTTGCGCTGCTGCTCCTTGGGCGCCCGCAGCTCGACGGGCACCGGCGTGTAGCGCCTCTCCAGGTCGGCCACGGTCGGCCTCCTCACTGAATGGGGTTGGGGTCGCCCGGCCCGGGGGCCGGATCGTTTGTGGGGCGGCCGATCAGCGACACGGGCAGGTACGTCTGCCCCTGGCCGTCCGGCAGCGGAGACAGGTCCTCGAGGGCGCGGACCTCGTCGCGGTTGCGCCAGCCGTCGTTCAGCGCCATCGAGTGCGCCTGATACCGGGTCATCAGGTCGACTCGGATCATCGCGTCGGCGTTGAAGCGGACGAACTCCTTGCCCGGCATGAGTGCGGACAGCTTCGCCTCCAGCCGGGACAGCCACGGCCGCAGCGTGAACCCGACGAAGTTGATCGCGTTCTGTTCGACGTTCGCGTAGGTCATCGACCCGCCGGAGTCCCCGCCGACCATCTCGGGCGGTACCCCGTAGATCGCCGCGATCTGGGAGGCGTTGAGCCGCATCGTCTCGATGAACTGCGACTCCTCGGGGTTCACCTGCAGCGCAGTGAAGTCCCAGTCGGATCCATACACCAGCGGCTTGCGGGCGCGCACCCGCGCGGCCAGGCGGTCGCTGATCTCCTCGGCCTCATCCGGATTGATCGCCTTCCCCGAGTTCTTCATCGTGGCCGGCGGGGTGCCGCCGTTGTCGAACCAGGACAGTCCGTACTCCGTCGCGCTGAGGCCGACGCCGATCGTGCGGGCGAACGCCTGAACCGGCGACAGACCCGTCACGCAGCCGGGCAACACCACCCACGGGATGTGGACGATCTGCTCGCGCGGCACCTCCTGGCCCTGCCAGTAGAAGACCGGCAGTGTCGGGCGCAGCTCGTCGACCCAGACCTCGTCCGGGTTCAGCCACTCGATCATCGTGGGGAACCCGAAGTCGTCCCGCTGGGTGATCAGCCCGTAGGCGTTGCCCCGCAAGGCGAGGGAGACGACCGCCTTGTGCAGCCACTCGAACAGGTTGTCCCGCGCGGCCGGCGCGAACAGCAGCGAGGGAACGAACGTCAGCAGCTCCCGCGACGCGCCGTTCTTCCGGTACGTCTGCACCGGCAGCGACGCGATCGAGTCGGCGAGGATCCGCACGCACGCGAACAGCGGGATCAGCCGGATCGCCTGTGCCGAAGACACCGTCCCCGGCCGGGGCCCGCCGCTGATCCACGGCAGCGACGTGATGGCCCGCTTCGACACCGCACCCAGCCGCCTGAAGCCCGACACCAGCGCCTGTCCTACCCGACGCCAGCCGCCCACCGACGGCGGCGGCCCGCCCGGGTACCACACCCCATCGGGGCCAAGAGTCGGACTCACCACAGCTCCCTCCTCATAGCACCGAATCGAGCGCGTCGTAGTCCTCGAGGACCTGCGGCCCTCGGATGAGCAGCGCCCACCGGGCGAACGTCGCCGCACACAGCGGGCTGATGTCCACCAGCGAGGCCGTGCGGTCCAGCTGCCAGGCGTCCCCGTTGCGCCGGGTCCTGGCCCCGTTCACGGCGGCCGTGAGCGGTACCTGGTCGATGTGCGCGACCGAGCCCTGGTTCATCGCGTCAGCCAACTGCCCGCACGCCTCCGTGATGTCGCCCGACCGCATCACGGCCAGGTCGCCGCGCTGCGGCTTCGCCTTGTCCTTCGGTGCCTCGATGCCCGCGGCCGCCAAGTCGTCGATGAGCGACCCGGCCGGCGCCCCGGCCGAGGCGACCGCCACCGCGACCGGCTTCCACAACCGGTGCAGCTTGACCATCGCGGGCACCACCCAGTCCGTGCCCGGGCGGTGGGCCACGACCTCCAGGTGCACGGTGCCATCCGGCCGCAGCGACGCGGCAGCGATCGCCGCCCGCTTCCGGTCCTTCGACACATCCAGCGCCAGCGCGACCCGGTCCACGGTCGGCCTGCTGGCCGCGTCCACCAGCCCCGGCCAAGCAGCCTTCGGCACGTTCGGATCGGTCGGCGGAGTCGGCTTCCTCGTTCGGTTCAGGTAGGCCCGGTCGAACTCGGCCGGGTCCATCTTCTCCAGCTCGGCCGCGATGACTTCCTCGGTCACCGTGTAGCCGAGCGCGGGCAGCGTTGCCCGCCACGTCGCCGGGTCCGCCCGGTCCATGGTCTCCGGGGCGTACCACTCGAAGTAGCAGGCCCTCGGCCGGACTGCGGCCGGGTCCTCGGCGAGCGCAGCGAACAGGGCCTCGATCAGCTCGCGGCCCTTCTCCCGCTTCTTGTTCAGCCACACACTCTTCGTGGTGCCGCCAGCCGACGCCCACCACAGCTGGGCCATGGCCCGGGTCAGCATCGCCGGAGAGAAGGCCTGCTCAAGGCGGTCGTCTTCGTGCGCGAACGCCTCGTCGATGAAGCCGAGGTCGAGCGGCGGTCCGTGGCCGGCCTTCTCGGTGTTGGCCGTGATGCCCATGCGTGAGCGCTTGCCGGGGAAGAGGATCGCCTCGTTGCCGTTGCTCTTCCGGATCCGCGCGTACCGGGCCAGGTCCGAGCTGGAGATCTTCTCCCAGAACTCGTCCTCCCACCGCTGCCGGGCCATGCCCCGGGTCTGCGCCGCGTAGACGATGTTCTGCCGCGGCCACGCCATCGCCCGGTGCACCTGCGCG